GGCACAGCCGGATGCCGAGACGCTTTTATTGCTTTGGCAAATACAAATTTGAGTGCAGACCTCCAGAAGGTGCAAGGCGTATTGCTCAAGTCCGCTTATCCTACTCAGGAAGGCATTCGCCCAGAAGAATATTGCTCCATCTCAAGATTCCGATTCTTCGTTTCCTCTAAAGGAGCAAAGACACCTGGCATTTCATTGAGAGGCAACACGGTTTACACGATTCCTATGTACGGACTAGAAGCCGCTGCAAAGATCGAACAAAACAACTACACCGCAGTGTTGGGATATCGTCCTCCATGGGTGGTTTCCTCTGTAGCTCAGAACTCCCAGCTATACGCTAAATTTGCGATTGCCCGTGCGATCACAAACCAAAACTGGATTTCTGGTCTGAACGTAACAACCTTCCAACCATCTTAAGGGGGATATATGCCTTTTACTATTATCACAGGCGGATCATTCACCTCCACAGGTGTAGCCGTCAACATTCCTATGCCTAGTTCTCCTGACTACATGGAAGTGTTTAACGTTACACAAATGGCTGCAACAAACCCGAACACTGTCACAGAAAGCCAGTGGTTTGGGCCTAAATTTGGTGCTGGTGCGTCACCTGCGGATAGAGGGTTTAAAGTAGTAAAAACTACAGCTAACCTTACTGATGACTATGCAAGTGGTGGTTTCACTTACATTCAGACAATTCCAGTCATTGAACCTCAATCTGCCAATCCAATCACTGCAATTACAGCAGCTGATCCAGCGGTTGTTACACATACTCAGTCTTACTCTAATGGGGATATCCTTCAGTTTTATAGCACAACAGGGATGTTACAACTTGGTGGGGCTAACTTTCAGATTTCGAGTGTAAGTGGTGCAGGTTATACGCTTCTTGGTCTTGATGCATCTGCATTTGCAGCAGCTGGAACAGCGGGTTACACACGACGTATTTCTAAATACTTAGCTGTTGAACCTCAATTCCTCTATGTGACTAGCATTTCACAAGCGATCCAAGCAGTCGTTCGCACTTCTGTTGATCCTAGCCTGTATTATGTAGTTGGAATGAAGATTCATTTTAGCGTGCCTTATTCTTTTGGGATGACTCAAATGAATCAACTTACTGGAAAGATCTTAAGCATCGACGCAGCTACCTATGAGATAACAGTAGACATCGACTCAAGCGCCTTCACGGCATTTGCGTTCCCTGCCTCTGCTTCTTCTCCTACAGCTCAGCTTTTTGCAACGATTGCTCCAGCTGGTGCGTCGACACAAGTTGACCCTGTAACAGGTGTTCAAACTGGATATAACTTCCAGTACCAACCATTTCGCACAGGCCAATTTGTTCCGTATATGCACTTGAGTGGGGGCGCCCAGTCTCCAGCAGGAGCAGACGGAGACATCATTAATTGGTTAGCTTACAAACTTGAGAACTGACAACTAAAAGTTTTATAGCTATCAGAGGGACGGGAAAATTGTATCCCGTCCCAATGTGTAACGATTACACACGAAGGAAACGATGCCAAACCAGTATTTGAAAGGTGTTATACAGATCCCCAGCATGTTTTTGATAACGGATATGACCCAATCATACCCTCTATCTCTTACATTTACGGTTCCAGCTACGGGGTCAAATAGCTACATACCTGGTCAAATGGTAAGGCTCACAGTCCCAAGACCCTGGGGAATGTATCAGGCTAATGGTCTGACGGTAAAGATTATGAGCATCAACAGCACAACAATGCTTCTGGACTTAGATTCTACAAACTTCGATGCATTCGTAGACGGTTCATCATCATCGGTCACGCCAGCAAGCTTGGCTCCAGCGGGTTCGAGAAACCTGGAATTTAACAACAGCACGAATGACGTGCCGTTTCAATCTCTTAACAACATAGGTAACTAGATGTCAAAACCCACCCTTTTGATGGCTACAGCAGGCGGAGAACAGCACGGCCTCATCAATACTCTCACAAACTGTGTCCCATTCGATGACTTCAAGCACATGACTCCCGAGAACAAGAAAGAGATGGAAGCGCAAAAGAAACGCGATGCTCGAGTTGTGAAAGCGGAATATATGAACTCACGAGGACGACACGAAAGACTTACGAAGCCTTATTGCAGATATGCAGGAGACCCTATATCTATTTATCACCTAATTCCAGGCAAAGTTTATGATTTGCCAGTAGGTTTCATCGATGAAGTTAACGACAAAAATAAGATTATGAAGAAACGCGAGGGACTCCTTGAAGTGGATGGAAAGCCAGTTACACGTAATGAAGCTCCACTAGGCAAGGATGAAGACGGCGAGTGGTTACACCGCCTGGTGCCGGTTGGCTTCTAATAAAGGGATAACATATGACGTCAGTACTACCTTCAGACTCGACCTACACATTCATTGAAACCAAGGTTCGCAGGCTCACGGCTTCAGCAAGCGAGGCGGCTTTGAGTAGTGCTGACATCCAAAGGGCTGTCAATAGATTTTATTCCCAGGACTTCCCCTACGCGATCAAGCTCGATCAGACGCGTCAAATCTACAAGTTCCTGACCATTCCCAACGTGGACAGGTACCCTGTAGATATTAATAATTTACAAGGTTTCCGGGCGCCTGTTTACTTTGAGGGCAGGCCCGGGAACTTTTTCAAAAACAGAGATCAGCTATATAATCTATATCCGCGCAATGCTACTCAGTTTCAGCAAGGGGCTGGAGTAAGTGGAAGCATCACTAATATCATACAGCCATCAAACCCTACTCAAATCACAAGCCCAGACCACAACCTACAGAATGGATCTATCATTACAATCCTGAACGTGGGGGGGATGACGCAGCTAAACGGCAATACATACACCGTAACGGTCGTAGACGCAAATAACTTTACCCTGAACGGCATTGATAACACAGCCTATGGAGCGTATACAAGTGGTGGTACTTGGTCGTCTCAAAACACGTTCTCTTTCACTCTGTTTGGACAAAACCAAAATCCATTCCCACAGCCTAACTTTGGTATTCTAAGCACGCAGCTTGTCATAGGAGGCATAGATGTCAATGGTGACCCTATCCGAGTTATTGATGACGGCGGTGCTGTGGTCAATGCCTTGGGAATTGGCAGTAACACTACCAATGGACAATTGCTCTTCGTACAGCAAAACAACGTTGGTAATAACGTTTATTTGGATGCTCTAAATGTTCAACAGCCCGCAATCCCTCCACTTTCACCGCTTCCTGTTCCTTCTCCTCCTGTTTCTCTTACTCCTCAATATTGCGGTACAGTCAACTATGTAACGACTCAAATCGACTTGCTGATACCCGTTCCACTACAAGCGGGAAGCGTGTTGAATATCTGGGCAGCTACGTATCAAGTGGGAAGGCCATATAATCTACTCTTTTGGAATAACGAGTTAACTATCCGCCCCGTTCCAGATAACGTATATCTCGTTGAAGTCGAAGTTTATCAGACTCCCGTACAGTTTATGACACTTACGCAGAATCCCGTTCTAGATCAGTGGGCGCAATATATAAGTTTTGGGGTAGCGATGGAGATACTGCGAGAGCGTCAAGATATGGAAGGCGTGGAGAACCTTAGAGAGGGTTTTATGAGACAAGAGGCTCTTGTATTAGAGCGTCAGTCAATAGAAGAAATTCAACAACCAAATATTACCCTGTTCAATTCAACTCAGGGTAGTTATGGATACGGCATTGGATATGGAAGTGGAGGAGTCTTCTAATGGGCTTGTGCATTGAGAGGAATTCATGTATAATAGACTCAAAAGGAGTCATTATGCGCGCTTGTCCAAAATGTCATATAGAGAAGAAAAGTAGTGAATTTGCAGGACTAGGAGCCTGTAGATCATGTAACAAAGTACCATGTCCAATTTGTAAGGAAATTTTTTGTCCTACTGGAAAAAAAACTCATTGTAGCAACAAATGCAACCTATTAGGAAACGTAAAAATAACTGAAAATGGATGCTGGGAATGGCAAAAATGTAAAATGAGAGGATATGGTGTCATACATATCAGCAGAGAAAAAAGAAAAGTGTTAGCACATAGACTAAGTTATGAAATTTTCGTTGGAAAATTTGATGGCGATCTATTTGTATGTCACAAATGTGACAATCCCACCTGCATCAATCCAGATCATTTATTTCTTGGAACAGCACAAGAAAACATGAAAGATTGCTTGGAAAAAAAAAGATTATTTCCAATACGTTCTGTAGCCCACTTAAGGGGAGATAAGGTTTCGAAAGGTGGTAAGCTTTCACCCGAACAAGTGAAAGAGATTAGAACACTTAGAAGCCAAGGTGTAAAAAGAAAAGAAATTGCTGAAAGATACAATATAACTCCAGAGCATGTCCACGGAATTGTGACAGGTAAAGCGTGGAGTCATATATGAGTGGTTATAGCCCATTAAAGATAACAGGTTATCAGACCGGACTAGTAGAGCAGAGAGAAAACTTTCTGCTTCCTGATGACGCATATCCACAGCTTCAGAACGCGTATGTATGGCGTGAGCGCATCTTAAGAAAGAAAGGTTATCAATTACTCGGTCGTCTTCAACGCTCTTTTACAATTCCTGCATTAACAGTTTTAAATGGAGCCGGTCTTATAGATTTAAAAACAGCTCTTGGACTTGGTACGAATGCTTCAATCG